CCAAACGGATCACTCAGGGGTCGCGGAGGAAGTGCCATAAAACCGCTGGAACCGCCATAAACAAAAGGTTTTCGTTGAATCTTGTGTAATAATGAAAAAGTACAAAACAAGACATTTCACGACATATTTCGGGCAAATGTTTTACCAAGTGTTTTACCAGCCAAGAATAGGTGGTAAAACAAATCAGGAAGACAAATGTGCCGGAACGCTTATAAACACTACGATTGGCGATGTTTTGGAGTGTCTAAGATAAAAATGAAAACTGATGAAAATTACAAATGCAATAATATGGGACCGCAGACATCGCGCAACTGCTGGCGGTGAAGGACAATTAGAGATACGTGTCACTTTTGAACGAAAATCCCATTATATTGGAACTGGGATAAAAGTGCGCAAGAATGAGTTTATGGCAGGTCAGATTATCAACCGACCAGATGCAAAAGAACTTAATGAAAGACTGATTATAATATATAAGAAAGTACTCGCGTGCGTGAATGCGTGCATGGAAACAGGAGAGACATTCACCACAGAATCAATCAATCGGAGTGTGTGGAGCCTGATCGAGGCGAACGACGGACCCGTTTTCTTGAATTGGATTGATGCACAAATTCCGAAGCTCGATCTGAAAGATAGTACAAGAAAGCGTTATCGATTCCTCTTGAATCGACTCACCGAATACGGGAAGATGACGCAATGGTCAGATGTGACGGTAGAGGGTATCATGGACTTCGATGCGTGGCTGCGCTCCCTGAAGTCCACAGCAAAGGATGGCGAGGCTACTGCAAAAGGCAGGCTTGGCGATGGGTTAAGCGATGGGGCCGTTTATAATTATCACAAGTGCCTTAAAGCTCTGCTGCACCGTGCGCACTCATTCGATAAGATCAGCAGCAATCCATACGAAAAGCTCCACGGGAAAATAAAGCGTGGCGATCGTGAAAATGTGGAATATCTGACCGAAGATGAAATGCAGGCCATTGAGAATCTGGAACTGCCGACCGGTTCTAAGATGGATCAATGCCGCGACCTGTTCGTTTTTCAAATGTGGACGGGACTTGCCTACAGCGATGCAGAAGCCTTCGACATCTCGCTATACAAAAAAGTAGGTAATAAGTGGATTAATACAGGCGAACGCATCAAGACTGGTGTGCCATATATTAGCCAACTGCTGCCGCCAGTAGTGAAGGTGTTGCAAAAATACAATTGGCATGTGCCACAAATCGACAATGCCCAATACAATAGGACGTTGAAGTATATCGGTATGGCTGCTGGTATTTCCACGCCTCTTCATTCTCACCTGGCGCGACATTCTTTCGCCACCTACATGCTCAGTCAAGGTACCCGTATTGAGAACGTCGGAAAGATGCTTGGTCAGACAAACATCCGCACCACGCAGCGATATGCGAAAGTGCTGGCAAAGGATGTTCACGATGACTTCGACAAAATAGAAAAGAAACTCAAAAAGCGAAAATCATAAACTCAAATAACAAAAACTATGAAAGTATTCTATTCGGCAAAGCCAGCGGCTGAAAGACTGGCACAAATTTCAATGATGGCCATAATGATGGTAGCGATGATGTTTTCAGGATGTAGCAAGTCGGATGATGATCCAGAGCCGCCAAAGAACGACTCTATTCCATGTACGATTGACATCACGTTTAACTTTGGCCCTGACATCAGCCAACGACCGATGACTCGCGCCACGCTGACAGAACTAAACATGACCGACTTGTGGATTTTCGACTACATGGGCGATGAACTGAAAGGCACGACCCATCAGCAGATCACCGACGATGCCTTTGGCCGTCCTACCCTATCGTTGGAGTATGGAGAGCATACCTTCTACTTCGTGGCTTCTCGTGGTGTAGATCCTGTGGTTGATACTTCTGCAAAGACAATTACCTGGGGCTCGGTGCGCGATACTTTCATGGCTTCGCTCAGTCTGAATGTACAACCGAAATCTGGTGGCACCAAGAATGTGGTATTGAATCGTTGCGTCGGTCGTCTGAAGATTGCAGCCACGGATGTGGTGCCCGATAATGCGGCCAAGTTTATCATCATACCAAGCACTTGGTACTATGGACTCAACTACGCCACAGGCGCAGCCACTGCCAGCGCGTCCTCGACCATTGCTGTAAATATCCCATCGAGTTACATCGGTACTCAGAATCTCATTGTATCAGTATATACCATCAGTGGATCGGAGGCTTGGCAGACGGATGTAACGGCGGCACTCCTGGCTGGTGATGAATCTGTTATCGGCTCGGTGACAATCCAAAATGTGCCCATACATACGAACCACATCACATCATACCAAGGTGGAATCGTGGGTGCTGGCAGAAACATTAACATTACTGGCGATGATGAATGGGTAGAGGATGAGCCGGTGAACTGGTAAGATATACCCAGCCGTGAGGCTGCATGAATTTCAAAAATTACATAGAATCAAATTTAAGGGGAGCCGGCGGGCTCCCCATCTTTATTTCGCAATATATATTTCTCCAACAAAGAATTTCCGTGGCTTGTCGTCGTATGTGTCCTCCTCGCATTCTTCGATGGTTCCCGTGATGTGGTGTCGCCACGTTGCGTCTCCAACCTTCGCACCAATCAGGTTGCGCACATTGTCAGTCTCTAACTCAGGCACATATCCAAGATGTCTCCCATCCTCGCACACCACCTTGATGGCCTTTGGGTCGTAATCGTTTTTAGGTTCTGGTACAAGAACGCCCTTGAAGTCGCCCACGTATGCGCTCAGATTTCCCCGATAATTGATGCCGGCTATACTAAGGATCATCAGCCGATCTGGATAGATTGAAGTGAATCGGCCGTGCTTCTCATAAGGAATAGGCCCGTCGTATTTGTCGGCATCCACAGCTTCGATGGTGGCTTGGTCACCAACCAATGCGGCCTGGTGCTTCACCTCGTTCACGAAGATGAGCGTGTTCATACGTGCGATCTCCTTGGCACGCTCCTGATCGTGCATCATTGCCTCCTTTTCCATTTTCTCTCGATAGCGAATGCTGCGATGATGGTCATAATATATGTATATTGATACCACCACGATAAATGTAATAATTACGAATACTTCCATAAACTGTTGATAATTGGTTCCGACGGCAAAGATAGGAAATTCCCCCGTAACTTCCAAACTTTTCCATAAAAAAGTCCCCGCCAACCCGTGGCAGGGACCATTGTCAAACCCATAAATAGTGCAAATGGCAACTGTGAAGTATCTTAAATTGAAACGTAAATGATTGGAGTCAGAAAGCAGGTCATTTCTGCCCAGAACACCATCGTTCTCCATGGCAAAAGATGCAGGTGGATCAAGTAGGCAAAATAACCCACGAACGGAATCCAGCACAGCAGAATCGGCCACTGACATACGAGCATGAGCACCTGCGAACCGATGGCCGCAGTGAAGGCACCTACCATGTGGACGGTATAGCCCAGGTCGCTCTTGTCGATTGATCCGTCTTTCTGCTCCTTACATGGCAGCAGTGGCGCGAAGGCCACAGCCATCAGTCCGCCACAGGATATGAATGCCAGCCACTGCCAGTTTTCTGGTGTCTTGTCGATGATGGACGGCATGATGGCGAAGGCAAAAAATCCAATAACCAAGGTCCATAGCCACGATGCCGATGGTGGCAGGAAGAACACCGACTGGCTGAGCGAGTCGGGGATTCGCTTGTTCACTACGCACAGTATCAATGTGTAAGCCACGAGCAATGTGGTGGCGATTGCGATGATTGTATTCATACTTGTTGTTCTTTTTGTTCTTGTTGTTTATTAAGATCGTTTATCTCATCCAGAAGTTCGTTCTGCTCCTCCTCCGTGATAGGCTCATCGCCCATGTCTTTATAATAATCGAAGTAGCACGGCGCAAGGTCTTCAGGTCGCTTGTTGTCCTTGTTGCCTGCAAAGGCAAAGGTCGATGCGAACATCTGGAGTCGTTGCAGTTGGTACTGTAGTACGTTTCGCCTTCGATAGCCGCGAATAATGAGAACTATTTCCCAATATTCCATCTCGTAGAGGTAGTCGCGGCGGTCCCGTCCCATTTCGCCCACAACCTGCTGGTACAGGTCGCAGGCGGTTAGGCGTTTTTTCTTTTTTTATGCTTTTTGGGGTCTTCTACGGTTTCCGTCTCAGGAATAGTGGCTGGCAGCTGGTACCACTCGGCTCTCAGTTTGATGACCGTGGTCAGCAGCAGCGTCACCTCCTCGGGGCTTGCGTCGTAGAGAATGTCGTCGGCTGTGATGGGTGGCTCCTCTTCCTTGCGTGCGTAGGCCGCTACGATGGCAGCCAGTGCCAGCTTGATGTAGTCGTCGCTTGTGGCAGCAGGTGGTTCTACATTTACGGGGTTTCCGTCCTTGTCATACTCCGTGACGGTTGGCGTAAATACCTCGATCTTCTTTTTCGATAGCGACTCGAAGCCGGTCTCAGTCGCTGCGCAATAGCGCATCCTTACTTCCCTGTCGCAAATGGTGATTGTTTTTTCTGGATTCATAATCTTCTGGGTGTTAGTTTAACTAAAAACCGCCCGCGCTGCCTTGCCAATGAAAAGAAGGCAAATCGCAGGCGAGCGGCCTTGTGTGGTGTTATGCGTTGTCATCGTTGCTCTCTGCCGGTACGGTTATGGCTCCGTAACCATTCAGGGTGTAGTTGTACGATGCATTCTGCTTGTTCTGTGCCTGAATCTGTAGCTGGGTACACTTACATGTACCGCTGGCGATCTCCTCTACCACGGTGCGGTTGTTCGTGCCATCCATCAAGCATATTTTCCAGTACAGCAGAGTGTTCTGCACATAGCCTTCCATATCATTCAGGCTGTTGGCACCAGTGTTCAGCGTATCGGCTGGTGTGAGCACCAGTCCGCTTCCGCTGATGTCATAGCTCTGACTTGTTCCTTCATACTCCAGGGCATCGCCGGTGGTATCTTTGGTTGAGCTTTCCTGAGTCTGAAGCGAACAATGAAGGCTCATCGTCTTGGCGGCTGCAATCACCTTCGAGGGATTGGCCGCAGCTGCTAAAAGCAGTCGATAATACTGTCCTTTTCTCATACGCTATTAACTGAGGGCTCCTGTACCCTGGAATTGAAGACTTACACTAACGGCTGTTCTATCGTCGAACTGAGCCGACAGATCATTCAGCAGAGCATTGCCGCTGCGCTTGAAGTTGGCGTTGGCGGGGGTGCGGTTCTGGGTGCCAGTGGCTCCCGTTGTCTGATCCCAACCAATTCCCACCTCCTGAGCAGCAACGAATGTGCGCAATAAGGCTCGCAGCTGTGCGGGCTCGGCCTCGTATGAGTCCACCTGTGCGCTCCATGCGGTGCTGACTATATCCTCCTTAGAGAACATGCCTTCAGTGTCCTTGCTGCTGGTGTCCTCCGTGTTACCTGTCAGCGTGATGCTGACGTTGGTCTCTTCGGGTACAGCTGCAAGACCCTGACCGTCCATGTTCGCCAAGAGTCTGAAGTTTTGGCCTTTAATCTTGCTCATCGTCTTCGTTGTTTAAGTACATTTCACACTGATAATGCAAGGTGTCGAAGTAGCACGGTTTGGTCCAGTCCCACGCGATTCCGTCGTTAGACAACGATAGAAGTTCAGGGCGCAGTGGTGGTTCGATGCTTTCGACATACTCGGCGATGATGTGGCGAATCGTCCTGCGCAGACGTTTCACGTCCTTTGGACTTTTCGCATTGATGATCACGCTGGCTTGCACAATGTCGTTGTCGCTCTCCCATTCATCGTCTTTCGACTCCAGCTCGTTCTGCATGGGGTCGTCGGTGATGATGATATAAGGCGGCTTCACGTTGTCCTCCTGAGTAGGCGGTACCTCGAAGCAGGTGGATTTGATGCGTCCGCCCGTCTCCTTCATCAGTGCCGTGTCAGCAGTCAAGGCCGCGTAGATTATCTCGTCGAGTTCTTGCATTATTTCGTGCGATTTGTGGTTATTACTTACGTCTTATTTCCCGCCCTCCTGGGGGAGCCATCTGTCGGACAACCTTTGCTCGTGCATCAGAGCCGGCAGATGGGGAACACACCCAGAAGTTGAGGAACCATGAGAGAGTGTTTAGATTTCGCTCGATGATGCGGGCTCAATCAGCTTGATCAGCTTGAAGGCCTGTGGTGTGCCGTCGCCGCCGTTCACTTTTCCTGACAACTCAGTAAGGCTGTAGTCTGTGTCCATGCCTATCACTACAGTACCTCTGTCAAAGTTGGCGGAGCTTGTGCCATCA